CATTGCATCTGCCGCTTTGGCATTAGCATCCAACCCTTTGCCAGCGTTACGATTCAATGTATTCATCATTTTAACTAAGTCAGCGTCCGCTTTTCTAACAGACTGAGCCATTGCATTTATAGTTAAAGACAAATCAGAGGGGCCTTTTTTACCTCTCAACTGTTCTACTTCATTGGCCATCTTGGCTACTAACACAGAGAAACTATTAACGGCAGCAGTGGCCCGTGTAAGGCCGCTAAGATCCACTACTATTGAAAGATTACCCAGTTCAGCCATACTGCCACCTTCTGTGTGCCTATTTACTTGGCATCCCTATCAGCTTCTTTGCCCAACAGTTCAACCAGAACATCATCCATCGACATTAACAACTTCTTCTGTAACTGGTTGGGCCTATGGCCACTGTATTCTATCCATGCCAGATACTCACTGAAGGGGATAGCACAAACCCCCGAGAAACCTTGAGGGCGCCGGGTAGTGAGGTCCAAGAACCATAACCACTCCTGCTCAATCTCGTAAGGTATCGGGGGTGTGTTTAACTCGTCGTACCATTTACCCGTTTGTTTGAACCCTTGCATCAGTGATTCCCTGCGGGTGATGGCTCCTTCTTTTCTGTTAAGGACAATCTCAGCGGAAAGGTGTTCAGATACCGCTGCTATTATCCTTGAATAAAATTTGCCACGTCCCCTACCGCAGTTTCAATTTGTTCCTTCAGCCAGAAATACCCAGGGTTGGACAAGAGTTCTTTGGCATTGGCCACAGAATATGGGTATTCCACGCCACTCATTTGAATGCCTTTCCAGCTCTTGACGCAGGCCACAAGCAATCGCATGGCCGAGGTTTCAAGCTCCTCTACCGTGATGCTACGGGTACTTTCGATCCTACGCTTGGCAAGTTCTGTCCTAACCTTTCGGTAATCCTCGGAGGCATTGCCAGCCACCGTAACCACCATATCCAGAGGCTCCCCGGTCTTAGGATGCTTGATGATGATCTCTGCCGTGTCCGAAGCGAAAAGGGAACTAAGGTCCATGGGGTGTCTCCTGATTGCGTTGTGAATAGGGTTACTGCCTAGTCCCGGAGGATTAGGCATGGTTAGAGGCGATAGTCAGCGTAGACGAGGTACCAGAGTCATAAAGAGCCTGGAAGTCCATCTTGACTGTGATGGGGCCTTCCTTCGGGATGTTGAAGTCGCCCGTGGAATACTTGACCTTGGGGATTGTGAAGGACATGGTGTCCGTGCTTCCATCGGTCAGATTCACCACGATGGCGGAGTCTGTCTCGTTCACGAACTTGTTATACAAGGTCGCGTTCTCGAAGAGAGCGGTCACGGTCCCGGACACATTGCAAGTGCCCTCGAAGATGGCAGGGGTCAGGCGGCTGCCAACCACGCCTTCAGTCTTGCGGCCATTGGTCAGCTTGATCTCGATTGCCGTAACAACGGCCACGGGAGAGCCGCCTTCGGTCAAGCTGCCGGTGAAGGCATCGCAAGGTTGCGCTGTGCCAGCCGCAATCACGCCGCCAGCGGCCCAGGTGGTGCCTTGCATGGCGGTGACAGTCCGCCCGATGGCCGAGAACTTGGCAGTGGCTATTTTGTCCGGGGTGATGCTGATGTTCACGCCGTTGATTGCGCAGCCCATCATCGCGTCGAACTGAGGGCCATCGACAAAGGATCGCTCGAAGGTGTAGGTGTATAAGGACGTGCCAGTTTTCAGGGTGTAAGCCCCAGTACTGCCGCCCCAGTCCGCAGCGAAAGCTCCAGACCACAGATCATTGTGGGCACCGACCACAATCTCAACTCCGATGGATCCTTCCACAGATTTCATGCCGTGACGATACGAGGCAATCTGCCGGTCGCTTCGGATTTCATTGGATTGCAGGGAATCGAACTTTAGGTTGAGGTCTGTGTCCGTGAGCCGCACCGTGCTAAACGACGTGGACGGGATGGTGCCGAAGGTAACCTCCTTCACCATCCGAAGGCCGAATCGAGAGCCAGAAAGAATTGCCATGGTGTCCTCCGTGCCCTAGTCGGGCGTGTAGCAGTGCCAGTTTATAGTAACGGGCAAAATTGCCCAAGCTTTTTGGATGTCCACGGTTCCAAGGCTCAGCCCCAGGATTCTAACCGGAACGGTGTTGTAAGTGGTGACTACTCCCCGTCGGATCACGCCGGTGAGCTGATCAGCCAAAGTGATAGCGGCCCGGGTGCCCCGCTCCACGGGCGTATGTACGTTGAGCTGAGTGATGCCTCGATGGGCCGTGAAGCCCCCATAGCCAAGAGACTCGGGAGTGGTTCTTAGCGGTGCGTGAAAAACTTGGATGTAGGAAGTGCCCACCGTAGGTTCATAGCGCATATTCTCCCAGGCCAACGGAGTAGAGCCAACGGCAGTTAGAATCATGGCATTGAGCGCATGTTCAATGTCTCGGAACACGGTCCTAGGTTTAAGCGCCCCTGTCAACGTGGCAGAGCAAGAGAAGGAGGCAATCATAAGCGCACCTTGGCCGCAGCCGCTTCAACAAACTTGCCCCAGAAGGGAAGGGCACCTCGGACCATCATAGCGGGTTTTCCCGGGATCCCGGCGGCCATCCAATTGGACCCGCCGAAGAACTCCACGGCGTAAGCGTAGGGCACCAGATTGGCAATATAGGCCATCCCGGAACTTGCCCCTGACAGCACAGAGGACTTGAAGGGGTTGCCCCCAAAAGCCTCGCCTGCCGAAGTCACCTCGGAGGTGGGCATGGCCCCGAAGGAAACCTGCCAGTTGTTGATGAGCCTGGAAGTATCCACGGGAGTCCTGGATTTTACCTCTGTGACCATTCTGGAGAGAACGTCCTGCGCCACCCGAGCCAATGCCACTTCAAAGTCCTTTGCGAACTTCTCCATGTCAGCTACTGACTTAATGACAGTCATGAGGGCCTCAGTATTGAACTTGCAGGATATAGAGAATGGTTTCAAGTCCTGGCTTGAATGGGCTGCACGTCACGACTCGGTAAGTGCCCGTGCTGTCCAGCACGGTGTCGCCCGGCTGAGGTGCGAAAGTGGCCCCCGAAGCAGGTATGTAGATGTGCCAATCGACACGTTCTACGTCTGTTCCTGGCTGCACTTTCAAGGCGAAGTCAAAATTCTTTTCGCTGTTCCGGGGGTCTTGGAAAACGCCACTGGTCACAAAGGACACCTGGGTTCCAGTGGTTGCGTCCCAAGGTGCGGCAGGGTCCGGCACACTCACCGTTTCTCGAAACACGGTAATGGGCCTGCCCTTCTTCACGATCAAGCGAAGAGCAGTGGCGATCAGGCTTGTGTATTCAGCCATGGTAGCCTCCTTGATCAGCCACGGAAAATCTCCCCGCGAGGAATGGTCAGGTGGCAAAGCATAGCATCGGCCATAGGATAGGCGCGGATTGTGTTTGGCTGGTAGGATGCGTAGCGGCGTTCCTCGGTCACGGGACCAACTTGATCCTTGGCCATGGTCAGAATGGAGCCGCTGTCAGTGTATTCAGGATCTGGCGCCAGTTCTGCCGCCGAGGCCCGAAGGGCATATTCATAACAAGCCTTCTTCAACTCGACCGGCAGGCCCTCGATGATCACGCCATCGGGGTCATAGGCAGAAGACCTGGGCCACTGAAGCGCCTGGACCTGCGTGTATTTGGTGCCGATGAACCGGAACATGCCATCGATATAGTCCGTGGCTTTGATCAATGCCGCTTGTTTAGCGGCATTGGCCAGAGTGGCCCATGTGGCGTTGGCCCGGTCCACGAAATAGGCATCGGTATCCGCCGTGGAAACGTAGCTTGTGGAGTCCACAAGCCCCGTTCCGTCTTCTACTTTGAATGCCATCAGAAACCCCCTGCCCCATGTGCTCTATGATTAGGGCATCGCATGAACTCAGAGTGCATTTCTTTGACTAGCAGTTTTACATCGCTGGACATTTCTTTAATCTGGGCCTCAATGCGCCCTTCCATGTCGTCGATGTGTTTCTCTGCCCGTTCCCATAAATCAGTTGCGCGTTCTTTGTCAGTTCCGCGATTAATAGCATGGTTGTTCAACTCTGCTTCTATGGCCGCTATTCTAATAGACTGGGATGCCAACTGATTGTGCATCCTGATTATCACGCCAATTAAGCTGGTCAGTATAACCCCTAACACTACTGCAACAATCTGGACTGGGATGTGATCAAATAAAGACGGGTTCATTTGTATCCCCGATACAGTAGTTGGACGCAGGTTAATAGACAAAAAACCAGTAAGGTTACTAGCCATCCTACTTCGTTAGGTGTTGGCCTACGATGCGTCATGTGGCCCCCACTTGTATTTGTATTCTCGGTATTCACCAGTGTGGGCACATTCCGTGCATTTCAGCATATACCCTGTGTACTCACCAGCATCCCCGCGCCCAATGTAGTTGGATGTGATCTCGCACATGGCCCCGCATATGGGGCAAGCTAAGAGGCGAGGGGGGATGACCATGGGATTGCACCAGGAGCTGAACAGGCGAAAGTGTGCCCTTCAGCCCCTAGTCTAAGCGGGCCGAAGGGTGGCGTGTCAGTTATTTGTTAGCTGGGATTCACGATCAGCCAAGCCACGTCGCCGGTCACGACAGCGTTGATCTTGAAGCTGGTACCGGCCACGATGTCCGACACGAAGGCCGGAACCGTCAAGCCCGTGGTCAAAGGAGTCAAGAAGATCAGCGAGGTGGCCTTGGCAGCGGCGGTAGCCACAACCAGGCTACCTGTGGTCAAAGAAGCCACGCCACAACGGGGAACGCTGGTACTGATCACGCCGAAGTCTTCAATAACAGCCTGGGCCAAATTTACCTTGGACACTTCGGCGGCCAACTCGGTCAGCCGAGTGGCGGGAACCAAGGTCCAGTTGGAGCCCACGGCCCCGTGGGTGCCCGCGGCAACGGCGCCGGTCGTGGTGAGCACGTCGCCTTCGTTCACAGCTCGGCCATCGACACCACCGATTCGACCGGCGATATCCACAAGGTAACGAGCGGCAGCGGTGACGACAGGGTAGTTGGGGCTACCCGAACAATCGATAACGCCAGTATAAGCGGCCATGACTTCTCCTATTTACGGGGTCGGCCCGACTTACGGACCTGGGGTTCATTGATAAGTGCTTCGGGTGTTTCGATGGGCTCCTGAATTTCCAGGACTTCGGATGGCCCTAGGTTAGGGTTTGCCACCTTGAGTTGGTATTCAGAATGCACGGCAGGATCAAAGTCTTCTTCATTGATCAGCACCCAACCTTCCGGGCGCTTGTCACTGAGAATGGCGAGGGTATTTTGCATTTCAATTCCTTCTAGTAAACAGAGCCAAGTGCAACTCTGCGCCAATTAGTATCAGCTATAGTGTTAGCGGCTACTGAGTGATACAGGTATGTGGCATCTGCGCAAGTCTGATTGGCCAATGCGGTAGTACCATCAACCCCACTTGCCAGTGTTCCAGCACCCCAGGCCAAGTGATCAGCATCCGCCAAAGTAACAACGCTATTGGCGCCTGCTCCTTTTATCTTCGTAACCACCAACAGAGTGGTGGCAGCAATCGTAGAGCCTGCCACAGTTGGGTGATAATCAGCGCAATAGTAATCAGTGCCCGGAGTCCCTGTGTGATCAATGGCTCGCTTCAAATTGATGAGGGCATTTCCCGCGGTGGTGTTCGTAAAAACTTGGCCCTCGGTAGTGCCCAAAGTGTCCTTGAAGGTATAAACAGTGCTACCAATCGTGACCGTCTTGCCATCGGTAGGAGCTGTGGCATCACTTGTGAGTGTACCAGAAGCAGCCGCCGCGTTGACAGGGGTGGCTTCCGGTAGGGTCATAGTAGCGCCGATCAGTGTGGTGAATGTCCCGGCTGCGGGGGTGTCACCCCCGATGGTGGCAGCATCAATGGTCCCTCCATTGATGTCGGCTATAGGTAGAACCACTTTCCCTGTCACACCCTTGGGTGTGATATTGATGTCAATATTGGTGTCTGTGCCATCTGCCGCTAGCGCAGTTCCGGCCAAAGTTACACCCGCCGCAGCTACATTGGTATCAAAGGTCGTGGCGTTG